TATTGAGAATGCAATTATAAGCAATGAACAGTCTAAGGCAATTCACTAATGACAACGATTACAGAAACAGTAATTAACAGCGGTACAATACAATACAAGATTCCATACTACCCCAGAGAAAAGCAAATTGAACTTCATTTCAATATGAAGAAATATCGCTGGTCAGTATTAGTCTGCCATAGAAGGTTTGGCAAAACAGTATGTATGATTAATCATCTACTAATGTCAGCACTACGTTCTACTAACAAAGCACCTAGGTATGCCTATATAGCACCCACCTTCAAACAGGCTAAGTCTATTGCTTGGGATTATATGAAACAATACACATCATTAATACCTGGCGTTAAATTTAATGAAACAGAATTACGATGCGATCTTCCTAATGGAGCTAGAATAACATTGTTAGGTTCAGAGAACTCAGATGGATTACGAGGTATCTATTTAGATGGTTGCGTTATTGATGAGTATGCAAACGTACAAGGTAAGTTATTTACAGAAATTATAAGACCAGCATTATCAGATAGAAAAGGATGGTGCGTATTTATAGGAACTCCTCAAGGAACGAATAATAACTTCTATGAATTATTCCAACATGCACAAGGGGATAAGCAATGGTTTCATTATAAAGCTAAAGCATCTCAAACAAATATAGTTGATCAATCAGAATTAGAAGCCGCAAAGAAAGTAATGGGTGAAAAGAAATACCTACAAGAATTTGAATGCGATTGGATTGCAAATATAGAAGGTGCTGTTTATGGAGATACCATAACTAAGATAGAAGATGCTAAACAGCTAACAAGAGTTCCTTATGATCCATCACTACCTGTATCTACTGCGTGGGATCTAGGCGTATCAGATCATTCAGCAGTTATATTCTTTCAACAAATGGGAAGAGCAATTAATATAATAGATTACTATGAAGAACGTGGTCAAGGGTTACCGCACTATGTTCAAATGCTACAAACAAAAGATTATGTTTATAAAGATCATTTTGCACCACACGATATTGAAGTTACAGATTTTGGTAATGGCAAAACAAGACGTGAGGTTGCTTATCAATTAGGTATTAATTTTAAAGTAGTTCCTAAGATTCCATTTGAAGATGGCATCCATGCAACCACAATGTTGCTACCTAGATGTTGGATTGATACAGACCATTGCAAAAAACTTATAGATGCGTTAAGACACTACCATAGGAAGTTTATAGATAAAAACAGAATGTTTAGATCTAAGCCTGTACATGATTGGAGTTCACACGCTTGTGATGCTATGCGTTATCTGGCTGTTGGAATCCAAGAAATAAATACTAGACAATCTGCACCGCAAAGTGTAGCAGATAGTGAGTACAAAATAATATAGGATTTTTTATATATGGGATTCTTATCACCAAAAATGCCAGCGTTGCCACCAGTGCAACCTTTACCTGAGCCACCATCTGCAGAACTATCTGCTGAAGAAAAAGCAAAAGTAAAAGCTGAGCAAGATGAAATTATTAGAAAACGTAAAGGTAGATCAAGTACAATATTAACATCTCCATTAGTTGAAGAAGCAACTACTGAGAAAAAAAGTTTATTAGGAATGTAATATGGGTGGTCCAATACCAAATCCTTTTCAATCTAAACCATCAGCTCCATCACCTGCACCAGTCGCTGCCGCACCTACAACTGCAGTAGTATCACAATCGGCTGCAACAGATATGGATGCTTCAGGAATTAAAAGAAGAAGACGTGGTAGATCTCCAACTATATTAACTGGAGCTGCAGGCGTTCAAGAAGGTGCAACTTTAGGCACACCAACATTGCTAGGATAATAAATGGCTGAAACAGATTTAGTAAAGGATCTCTTAAAGAGATTTGGAAAATTAGTAACACAACGTCAAACTTGGGAATCGCATTGGCAAGAAGTGTCAGATTACATGATGCCAAGAAAAGCAGATGTAACTAAAAAAAGATCACAAGGAGATAAACGATCTGAATTAATATTTGATTCATCACCACTACATGCAGTTGAATTATTATCAGCATCTCTACATGGTATGCTTACTAACCCTGCAACACCTTGGTTCTCATTAAAATTTAAAAATATAGAATTAGTAGATGAAGATGCGGCAAAGGAATGGTTAGAAGATTCAACAGAGAAAATGTATGAAGCATTTAACAGATCTAATTTCCAACAAGAAATATTTGAACTATATCACGATCTAATTACTTTCGGTACAGCAGCAATGTATATTGAAGATGATGAAGAAGATATTGTTAGATTTTCTACAAGACACATTGGTGAAGTTTACATATCAGAAAACAATAAAGGAAAAGTAGATACAGTATTTAGAAAATTTAAATTAACAGCTCGTGCATGTATAATGCAATTTGGCGAAAAGAATGTTTCTAAAACAACTAGAGGTATTGCATTAAAAGATCCTTATGAAGAAATTACAATTCTTCACGTTGTATATCCAAGAGAGAATTACGATCCTAGAAAAAAAGATAACAAGAATATGCCATTTGCATCTTGTTATATTGAACCAGAAAACAAACACGAAATATCTCAATCAGGATTTAATGAGTTCCCTTATGTAGTACCACGTTATTTAAAAGCATCATTTGAAATTTATGGAAGATCACCTGCAATGACTGCATTGCCAGATGTAAAGATGTTAAATGAAATGTCTAAGACGACAATCAAAGCAGCTCAGAAACAAGTTGATCCTCCTTTATTAGTTCCTGACGATGGATTTATTTTACCAGTAAGAACAGTACCAGGTGGTTTAAATTTCTACAGAGCAGGAACTAGAGATAGAATTGAACCATTAAACATTGGTGCAAATAATCCATTAGGTTTAAACATGGAAGAGCAAAGAAGAAATGCTATTAGAGATACGTTTTATGTAAATCAATTAATGATGCAATCTGGTCCACAAATGACTGCAACAGAAGTTGTACAACGTAACGAAGAGAAGATGAGATTACTTGGTCCAGTTCTAGGAAGATTACAATCAGAATTATTAAGACCATTAATTGATAGAACTTTTGCAATATTACTTAGAAAGAAATTATTTAAACCAGCACCAGATTTTTTATCAGGTGTAGATATTCAAATTGAATATGTATCACCACTTGCTAAAGCACAAAGATCTTCTGAACTACAATCTATTATGAGAGCTATAGAAATATTTGGATCACTTGCACAAGTATCTCCAGTATTTGATCATATCAATATTGATAATCTAGTAACACACTTAGCTGACATCGTTGGTGTTCCTGCTAAAGTATTAAACTCTAAATCAGAAGTTAATGCGATTAGACAACAGAAACAACAACAACAAGATCAACAAATGCAAATGCAACAAATGCAACAAATTGCACAAGCTGGTGGAGCTGTAGCACCACTTGCAAAAGCATTACCTGAGGAGGCTAGAGCTTTAGTAGCACCACAAGAATAACAAACGAAAGGAAAATAAATGGAAGATCAAGTAAATAAATTAAAAGAATATTATAAAATGGTTTTTGAATCTGATGATGGCAAGATTGTCATGCAAGATTTAGAAAAGAGATGCCACTATAATGTTACCACCAACATAAGAGGTGATAGCCATGAGAGTGCATATATGGAGGGACAACGCAGCGTTCTTCTATTTATTAAAAACATGCTGCTAAATGATAAACTAAAAGGAAAATAAAATGTTAGAACAAGTACAGACAACTGAGGGAACTCAGCCTGTTACAAGTGCAACAACACAAAGTACACAGGAAACATCACAACCAATACTAAGCTCAACACAACAACCAACTCAACCATCTTCTGGTAAGACTTGGAAAGAAGCGATCTCTGAAGAGTATAGATCAAATCCAAACATAGAAAAATTTACTGAACTAGATGCGTTAGCTAAAAGCTACATCAATGCAGTATCTATGATTGGAACTGATAAGATTCCTCTACCAGGAAAGTCTGCTACAGATGAACAGTGGAATGAAGTTTATAATAAATTAGGCAGACCAGAAACTGCTGATAATTATAAATTAGAATTTAAAACTGATGTTGCTCCTGTTGATGAAAAAGTAATTAAAGGCTTCGCACAAAATGCTCACAAGCTAGGTTTAAATAATAAACAAGCTCAAGGCATATTAGAGTTTTATAAATCAACATTAGAAGGCTCAGCAAAAGAAATGTCAGTGAATATGGAAACTGCACAAGCTGAAGCTACTAATGCTTTAAGATCAGAATGGGGAAGAGCATACGATGACAACTTGAGAAAAGCTGCAAATGTTGCTCAAACTTATTTAGAACCAGAACTTCTTGATACTCAATTAAGAGATGGATCTAGATTAGGTGATAATCCAAAGATCATTAAAGCATTTGCTAACATTGCTAATCTATTATCTGAAGATAAAATTATCGGTACAGAATCTGATAATATACTTCAAGGTAGAGAAGTTGAAAAAGAAATAGAAGAATTAACATCTGATAGACAAGGTGCTTATTGGAATAAAATGCACCCTAATCACAACAAAGTAGTTAATCAGGTGCTAGCATTAAGAGAAATGTTATCTCAATAATCTTATTGCAATCAATTCAAAATTAATGTATTGCGATTTCTAGGGAGATTTTTAATTAAATCTTCTTAGAAATTGTAAGACAATTCTATTAGAACCTTACATGCCTGTTGGAAAGACAACCGACTAACAGTCGTTAAATGCAAGATTGCCTATCTATAAGGTGGGGAACTTTCTGAAACTAAACTTAAACTTAACTTAACAAAAGGAAATGACAATATGTCAAATCAAATAACAACTGCTTTTGTACAGCAGTACAGTTCAAACGTACAAATGCTATCTCAACAAATGGGATCGTATTTAAGAGGAGCTGTGGATGTTGAGTCAGTAGTAGGAAAGAATGCTTTCTTTGATCAAGTTGGTAAAACAACTGCTCAGTTGAGAACATCTCGTCATGCTGACACTCCACAATTAGATACACCACACTCAAGAAGAAGAGTAAGTCTTGCAGACTACGAGTGGGCTGATCTAATAGACAATGCAGACAAAGTTAGATTATTAATTGATCCAACATCTTCTTATGCAAAAGCTGCGGCTGCTGCTATGGGAAGAGCGATGGATGATGTAGTAATCACAGCTTTAGGCGGAACAGCATTTTCAGGTGAAACTGGATCTACTTCTGTATCGCTTCCATCTGGTCAAAAACCATATACTGCATCACAAACTGATGGTTTAACAATTGCTAAACTATTAGAAGCTAAAAAAATCTTAGATTTAAATGATGTTGATCCATCTATACAAAGATATATTGTATGTGGACCAAAACAAATCTCTGATTTATTAGGCACAACGCAAATCACATCTGCTGATTTCAATACAGTTAAAGCACTAGCACAGGGACAATTAGACTCTTTCCTAGGTTTTAAATTTATTGTTAGCAATAGATTAAAATTTGACGCAACTAACACTGACGACAGACTATGTTACGCCTTCACACAAGACGCTATTAAATTAGCGGTTGGTCAAGATGTTCTAGCTAGAATTGACGAGAGAGCTGACAAATCGTACAGCACTCAAGTTTATTACGCTATGAGCATTGGTGCAACTAGAATGGAAGAAGAAAAAGTTGTCGAAATAGCTTGCGACGAATAATTAACAATAGGAGAATAAAAATATGGCAAACGTAAATACAGACATAGTAACTAATTTTGTTACTGTTCCTCAAGTATTAAACTCTGCACAACAATTACATGGTGTGAAAAGAGTTGCTCAAGGAACGATAGCTTTGGCTGCTGGCGATTTAAGTGCTTCAGACACAGTTATGCTAGCTCCTATACCAAGCAATGCGAGCATTACTTCAATCAAATTATTTAACGATGATTTAGATTCTAGTACTGTTATCACTGCTGATGTTGGCTTATACAAACAGGATTTATCTGTTGTAGATGCTGACGCTTACGCTTCTGCGATTACAGACTTAAGAGCTGCTGTAAAAACAGGAACTGAAGTTGCTTTTGAAGCTAGAGATATAAACAAAATGGGACAAAAAGTTTGGCAAGATGCTGGACTTTCTTCTGATCCTGCTTTGACTTACTTCGTAGGAATTGGTTTTCCTGCGGCTGGAGATCAAGCTGGTGATTTAAGTTTCATTATTGAATACACAGTTAGCTAATAACTAACTTAAAATAGTGGGGAGTAAAATCCCCACTATGTCTAATGAAAAAAACCAACGAAATAAAAACCATTTTACATTTACAAAATAAAGATTATATCTATCGCTATGTTCTAGTTGATAGATTTAAACATACATCAACTGCACATCATGGTTTTGATAAAGATTTAGA